TGTTGCTTCTGGAAACTCAATCGCTGCACTGTTGGTTGCTTCATTACCTGAGATAGTGAAAGATGCTGATGTTCTGGCGTAAGAACCACCAGAGACCTCAGTACCTGCTGCACCTGTATCGGTAGGGTCACTAGTAAAAAGACCAATGTACCATGATGTAGGGCGAGTCGCTGAATCGGCAGTGAATAGCCATGTCAGTGTTGTTGTTTCAAATGTATTAGTTAAACTCATTAATAACTCCGTATACGTTTTCTCAATCCAGAGCCACCACTAAGAGCTTTTCGTGATTGAATATTTATAGAACTAACTGCTGTAGAGTATAACACACTCCAGACTTGAACTCGGTTGTCCTCTTTCAAATAAGGTGCTGATTGCATCAGTGAACCGTACAAGTAAACATCAGGATGTGAATCCAATATCCAGTTAGAAGTATTACTGTCAGAAAGTTTGGGTATGGTTCTGTAGTACAGTAATTCGGCATCGTAATCTGCATCAGGTGTAGGATAAACTTCAATCGATTCTCCTACTAAAGCATAGTATCTTGGCTTGCCTGTCGCATTAGCGGTATTGTTTCGCAGTTCTAACATATCATCGAGTGATGTTAGTTCGATCCTTGTCTTGTAGGTATCGTTAAGATGAAACCTGATAGGCTCGAGAAAGTCTGTAGGCAATGAGCTGTACTGTGTATCGATTTCAGCTTCACTGCGCTTTTGCATTTTAAAGTGCCTGACCTCACGCTCCATCTGTGCTTCAGCGAGCGTAATGAAATCTGGGATCACTGTGGTTAAGTCATCTCTGTTTAAGAAGTCAGCGATACTGCTTTTTAGTTCTGAGTAGGTTGTGATAGCCATAATAGTTATTATAACCGATTAATTTGATTTTAGGTGTCAGCGGAGCTTTCTAACTACGATTCCTGCCGCTCCAATCTTTTGTGGCGCATTGACTACCTCAAAGTTTTCGCCAAGCGTGTCTTGAACGTACTCTCTTAGCTCTGACTGTGTGAATCCCTTCTGATATGTATCTCTAGAGGTAATGATTGACATAGGCTCTGACTGTGGAACGCCTTGTGCGCTCATAACATCTCTGCCTCTTGTTGTGATGATAGCCTCTCCATTAGGCTCTAGTATCCTACCAATATCTCTGACCACTTGATCTCTTGCCTCTCTTGGCATCACATTAAGAACATTGAGTGATGTAATTCTAGGATAAGAGCTTGATGGTATTGCACTTGAATCGCTAAAGGTTGGATTAAATCCTTCCATTGGGAAAGGCTCAAAAGTATCGGCTCCTATTTGTTCAGCACCGAGACCTCTGCCAGCACCATAGTCTAATGTTCTGCCTTCAACAGTAAACATATCGTTTGCTTTGCTGTATGTAGGTATTGTTGATGTTCCTAGCTGAGTTCTTTGAGCATTAGATGCTGGTGGCAATTGTTGTTGAGTGAATCTTGCTGTTGGAGATTGACCTAAACCAGTGTCGCTTACAACACCTCTTCTGATCATATCGTCTACAATGTTTTGATCAAAGTAGCCAAGCAATCCTGCTTTCATTAATCCAGTCTCTGATCCCATATCTAGCGGATTCAGCTCCCTTCCTGCGCTTTGCACAACATCAAACAAACTACGCCCTTCGTTAGTGCCAGTTAATCTTGTGTATGGATTTGCTTCAGCCAGTGTAAATGGTGCATTGAATCTTCCAAGCCCTCTGCCTGATATGTCCTGACTGTATGTTGGATGCGTGCTAGGTGATAGTCTAGAATTCCTAAAAAATTCTCCAACATTTAACAGCGTTCCAGCAGTTGGCGTGTATTGATTAGGATCTGCAATAATATTTCTAGCCTGAGATATAGACAAGGATCCTGCATCACGATACCTGTCTAATGCATCGCTGATGTATTTTCGGTTACCACCAATGCTATAGAGATATTCAGTAATGTTTGGATCATCTAAACCTCGCCACTCTTGATTCCCACCACGTCTAAATGGTCGTGTTTGAACTGTTCTTTGGTTCCCTTCGGGACCAACTTTCTTTGAAACTACAATATTTCTAATAAACCTATCAAGATCTTGCTTGCTAGCATTTGACATATTCCTTTGTGCGTAAGGAACCATAAGATCTAGCGTCATGGTAGCAAAGTCAGTGCTATTACCCTTCATTTGATACGGAGCAAATAATGGAGTTCTATTAGAAGGGAATCTTTGCGCTGCTTCTCTTGATGCGTTTAATATTCCAGATGCTGGGCTTTGCTCCGATGCCCATAAGCCTGTGTTTGGCTGGAACATATAGTCTTGACCACCACGACCAACAACAACATTCATAGGCGTACCATTAATAGATCTTACTGTTTCAAGACCACCTCTTGAAATATCTGCCATCGTAGAGACATAAGGTCTGTCTACAATTTGCTCTGCTTGGATTATTGGGATCTCGTTTAAAACAGATGGAGTCATATCAACTACCATTTCATTTGATCTTTCGATATCTCCTATCCTTTGTATCATTGGCGACTTTTGTCCCTGCGGATTAGAATCACTTATTCCTGCATTTGCTCTCGTAACCTCCGTACCTTCAACTGTTCTGCCACTTGGATCTCTGAATCTTCTTGTGGCATTGCTAAATCCTCCAACAAATGGTATTGATCCCAACATATTTAAGAGATTCATTTGTCTTAGGTTATCTGCTGTCCTTGTGTCTCCTTGTGCCTCTGCTTGGCGTATTGCTTCGTTTGTACGCTGTGTATCTCTAGCCGATATCATTGCGCCAGTGTATGGATTAAATCCTGCTGCAAACTCTAATGGATTCTCTCTTGCGCTTTGTGCTATGGCTCCCAATAGTCCAGCAACATCTGATCCCATTTCACTGACTGGTGTATTAGCAATGTAATCAAGAATAGATCTTGGAACTTGTCTTACAGCTCTTCCGTAATCTTCTCGGAATTGTCTTGCTTCAGGTGATGTAGCGATAGGCTGACCTGATTGCATTGATTGTAAATAGGATGGTGATACTGGCATCCTACGATTATATCATAAGTTATGCGATCCCTTGTAAGCCACGACGAATTGGTTGTCCCCAATTATGCTGTGGTCTATAGCCTGTCGCTAGATATCTAAATGCGTCACTGGCGTGTGATGTCCAGTCATGCTTTGGTCTGCCTCGCCATGCTTTGCCGTTCTCATCCCAGTCTCTGCGATATTGTCTCAAGGCATCGATACCTCTCTCACATTTTGTTTCATCGAACCAGCACGTTGGTATCATGGATCTGACTGCTTGTATGCCATCTTCTACAGACATCATAGGACAAATCTCTATGCCAGTGAGACCTAAGTTCTGTAAGACTTCTAACCTAGACTTACCTGTCCCAAGCTCCTTAACTCTTACATCATGAGGCAATATGTGTTGTTCATAGGTGTATTCTTTGCTCCTCAAGATGTTGACGTAATGATCCAATGACAGTCCTGAGTTCTCATAGTAATCAATGATCCTGACTTCCTTACCAACGAACTGTGCAAACCAAATCGATGTTGTGTCAGCCATACCTAAGTCCCATGACGTAATGACACTGGCGTTCTTATCGTAAGGCACAGAACATATCTTGCCTTCTGTCTTGGCGTTTAGCATCTCTATGGCGTAGTAAGATCCATCAACATGAATCATGAAGTCTCCGTTCCAGACGTGCTCATAGATCTCTGGTCGCTTCTCTAGATCTTCTACCCTAGCTTTCTCTAACACTTCAGGAAAGAATGGATTCTCGTTCCAGTTTATCTCAACGATCTTTATATCTTTAGGAGGATCAAGCCTGAACCTCTTGTGTGTCGCTGACTCTTTGCTCTCAGGGTTCCATGTCACCCATATCTCTGAGTCATGTTCCCTGACTGTAGGGACTAGTTTGTTCCATGCATTGTCTGTGACGTTCTCTGCTTCATCGATCCAAGCTAATAGGATTCTGGATTTACTCTTAAGTGAGTCTACGTTACGTCTTAGTCCAGCGAATGCATAATTGATCCTGCCATCCTTTGATCTGATGTATCTCTCGCCAACTTCGTAGTATTCCTTAAGCCAATCGACTGAGCTTATTGCTGCTTTGACTTCCTCTAATGATGATTCGTCTAGTGAGTTCAGGTGTTCTCTAGCACATAAAATGATGCCTTCTCGACCTCTCATGCCCTC